TCTGGAGGCTCCACGGCGAGTTCGGCAGATGTATCGGCAAAACCCATTTCATCTATCCGAGATGCTTTTGAATCCGCTAAGCGGATCCACAGCGTTTAGGACCAAACTCTAAGGAGAAAACAACATGGCAGGTAACGCTAACTTTGATGCGTTGCTCAGCACTACGCTGGCCAACTATCGTGCACAGCTCACGGACAACGTGTTCACTGCACGCCCACTGACCTACTTCCTCATGGACAAGGGTCGCATTCGTATGGTTGATGGTGGAACGAAGATCGTTGAACCGTTGATCTACGGTCAGAACGGCACCGTTGCATCGTACAGCGGTTACGACACCATCTCGCTGACCGCCCAAGAGGGTATGTCGGCTGCCGAGTACGACTGGAAGCAGTACGCTGCATCCATCGCAATCTCCGGTATCGAAGAGGCGAAGAACAACGGCGAAGCCGCAATCATCAACCTTCTCGAGGCCAAGATCATGCAGGCTGAGGAGTCGATGCGTGAAGGTTTCAACCAGATGTTCTTTGCTGATGGAACCGGCAACTCGGGCAAGAACTGGAACGGTCTTGCGAACCTGGTTGAGTCTGGTAACACCGTTGGTGGAATCAACTCGGCATCTGGTCAGGGCAACGACTGGTGGCGTTCGTACGAGGAAAACACCGCAGGTGCTTTGACCCTCGCACAGATGGCTACCGCCTACAACAGCGTGTCGGTTGGTAACGACCACCCAGACATGATCCTCACGACCCAGACCTTGTACGAGAAGTACGAGTCGCTGTTGCAGCCACAGCTGCGTTACACGGACACCAAGACCGCAGATGCTGGATTCCAGAACCTGCTGTTCAAGGCTGCTCCTGTCACGTACGATGTGCACTGCACCGCAGGTGTTGTGTACTTCCTCAACAGCAAGTACATCACGCTTGTCGGTCACTCGGGCAAGTGGTTCCAGCAGACGGAGTTCGTCCGCCCAGAGAACCTCGATGCTCGTTACGCACTCATCATGTGCTACGGCAACCTCACGGTCCGCAACCGTGCGAAGCAGGGTAAACTCACCGCAAAGACCGCCTAACGGTCCTAGGGGTGTTATGATTGGGGAGGGGGGCAACCCCCTCCCTGATTCCCGAAAGGAAATCAGAAATGCCAAAGTATTATCGGATACTAGATAACGGAGTAGAAAATCCAATGGCAATGAGCAAGAGCAAGAAGACCGGTCCAGGCAAGGCAAACTTCAAGCCAGGAGGCTCGTACTCTTCTGGTCGTGCAATCCCTCTCGGGATTCCTGGAGCAAAGAAGAAGGTTCAGGGCAAGGCTGTTGCTGGTAAGGCACAGCAGATGCGCAAGGCTGACAAGGCTGACGCCTCTAAGCGTCGCATCAGCGGCACGACTCGTGGCGGTCGTTCCAAGTATTAACCAGTAAGTCTGTTGCTTTCCCGGGGGCCACACCCCGGGAAGGTAACAATTAGGGCTATTGGTTGATGATAAAAAACGCTCAACCAGCCCATTCCCTTTACGGAGCCCCTGTCTCGGGGCAGCGACTTGCTTACACAGAGGGAGCAAGGATCGCAGCAGCTTCAGCACCCTATGTGGGGCGTAACCGTTGCATTGGCAACGATGATACCTGTGAAGGCCCAAAGGCCAAAGGTACAGATTACTGCATTGGGCATCTTCGATCCCAGGGGCAGTCTAAGTGATTACGTTGGCGACTCTTAGGTCGCAGGTTCGTTTAATGGCGGATCTTGACGAAACGGATCTACCGAATTCGGTTATTGACCAGTTCGCCCGTGAGGGATTTCAGCGTATTTATGCGCTTGAGCGTCGCTGGCCGTATCTTCAAGAAACTTATACTTTTAGCACTATTGCAGGGCAACGGGCTTACGACATTGAAGGCATTGGTGATGTGAGGGAAATAATTTCCGTGGTTGATACCAGCCCATCCGGAAACCGTTTTACACTTATCGATTACAATAATGCTGAAGAAGTTTGGTTGGGAAATACCGATACCCCAAGCCGCCCGTATTTCTATTCATTTTGGAATAAGCAGATTCACCTGTGGCCGAAACCCGATTCTTCGTATCCGATTACCGTACGTGCATACAGAAACCCAACCTATGATTGGTTGACTTCGGTTAATGAACAAATTGATATTGATGAATGGTTCCATGCAATTCTTCCGTATTTCATTTTGGGTCGTGTATATCAACGACAGGAAGATATGGAACTTAGCAGCATGTATATGCGCTCCTTTGAAGAAGGAGTCGCATTTGCGAGACGGGATCTGATGAAGGCTTCTAGCGCACAACCTGTTGTTATGTCTGGTGGTAAGCGTTATCCAACTATGCGTCGCTGGTTGCAGACGCTTGGGGCGACTCTTGGACAATGAGCGCTGTATCCGTTGAGCGTTACGATGACTTTACTGGTGGTTTGAACCTTCGAGCGGATCAATTCCAGTTAGCAAAAAATGAATCCCCAGACATGTTAAATGTTGAGATCGATCCACGTGGCGGTTTGTTTTCTCGTGGGGCAATGCGTGAAATAAATACTACGGCTATTAGTGGTTCTTGGACCCCACAGAAATTGTTTGCATTTCAGGGGGATACGCCAACAATTATGTTGAGTACCCAGTCGAAGGTTTACAAATCTACTGGTGCAAACTTTTCTACGCTTCAATATTCTGCTGGAAACGATGTTGCGCCCACAACTAGTCATGGTGTTTGTTTTGCACAGTGGGGGAAAACATTATATATGGCCACCGGATATTCAGGTGCTGGAGGCTATAAGTGGCAAACAACCGATACGTACGCTACAGCTTTGACTGCTAGTGGAAGTAATCCAAATGCGTGGCAAGCATATAATACGCCCACTGGTGGGAAAATGCCCACCGCCGAACATTTGGTTGTTCATGCAAACAAGATGTTTGCTGCAAATACGACCGAGAATGCGGTTCGGTATCCCAACCGTGTTCGTTGGTCTCACGAAAATCTTCCAGAGGATTGGCTTGCCGACGATTATATTGATTTTGAAGGCGGCAGTGATGGTGTAACCGCTATTGCTTCCGTTAATGGTCAACTTGTTGTATTCAAGTCAAGTTCGATCTATGTTGTGTATGGTTATGATTCAACAGATTTTCAGGTTGTTGAACTGACTTCACAACTTGGTGCGACCACGCATGAGCACGTTGCCACAGCGGAAAATGGTGTATATTTTTATGCGCACCAGCGAGGGTTGTATTTCTATAACGGAACACAGGTTGTTGATCTTACCGACAACCTCAAAGGCATGTTTGATGAGGGGTATGTTAACAATTCTGAGCAGGATGAAATTTCGTTGTCGTATGTTAATCGTCGTGTTTGGTTGAGTCTCCCATATTCAAAAACGACAAGTGTTAATTATCCTTCAACATCTTTTGTTTATGACCCGAGTATTGGTCGTGGAGCCTGGGTGGCCCACCGCATAGCAGATGGGTATGCACCGGTTTCTGGATGCAATTTTAGAAAAACTGATGGTTCTTACATGTATTTGATGGTTCATCCAAACATTCCCAGGGTTTTGCAAGTTGATATTTATTCTGAAGAAAAAGATCTTCTTGCCGGTGTTGAAACCGGGTTTGAAAGTTATTACCGGACTGGCTGGGTTGATGGAAGAACTTATTCTTCTAAAAAAATGTTTCGTCGACCAGACATTATTGTGAAGCAGGTTGATACGCAAAGATCAATCAATGTCAAGGTTTATCACAATTATGAAGAAGCAATTGGTAACGAAAGAAAGAATTTTAATATTCTGCTTCTTGCTTCTGCACGTGGAATGGTTTGGGGTTCCGGGTATTGGGGAACCGGAGAATGGGGTGTTGTCGCACAGGGTGCGCAGGTTGTTCGTGGGACAAACCTTGGTTTGGCTCGATCTGTTCAACTTCTTTTTACTGGTCCAGTTGGTTTGTATTGGGGTATTGACAGTATCGCATACAAATTCAATAACAGAAAGATAAGCGGATAATGTACCAGATCCAAATTCCTGCTCTGACAACGCTTCAGTCTTCTGACGCTTTAGCGATTAGAACTATTGTCGCTTCTCTTGTGGCCGAAATTTCTAGACTCAACAAGGATGTTGAAGATCTGAAGGAGCAAATGAAGCGACGGAACGATTACCGAGAAAGGCCATCTTATGGCATACGACGCTAGTGTATTTGAAGCACGTAGACGTGCGGCAATGCAAAACATTGCTGCACCGTCCGCAATGAATGTGTATGACCAGTTTATTTCGCAGCAGCGTGGTCAACGCAATCTTGCCGAACTGCAACGACAGTATGATGAGGGGGCACCAAAAGTTGTGTCATCGTATGGTCGCCGTGGCCTGTTGGCCCCGTCTGTACGCAGCGGAGCGTTTCGCAAGGCAATGGCCGAGTATTCACGTAGGCGTGTGCAGGACACTGCTGAGTTGCAGCGTGAACTTGATATGTCTGCTGCTGCGGCAGAGTTGCAGAACCGTCAGTTGCGTTCACAATATGCGCAGGATTTGCAGGATCTTGAAACGGATAAGGCACGTCAGATTCGAGAAGACGCTTTGGCGCTTCTTCGTTTGAGAGCAGGAGCATAACATGGCAGAGAACCAGAGAACCCCGGGCCGTAGCGCATATAGAGCAAATCGTATCAAAGTGTTTCCGACTGCCCAACCGGCAGCGGATAATACAATTCCTGTTGCCTCATATGTTGATCCGACAGCGACACAAATTGCCGATACACGCCGTGGCACGGCTGACCGTGCTTCCGCAATCCTGAACCGTGGCCTTTACGGAACTAACCTTGACGTTTTGAATCCTGCACAACGTGCAACATATCTTCAGGGTCAAGGAATTGACACGACACCGGCACAAAATGTGAACATTGACATTGCTGGCGCACTTGGTCTTGGCGGTGGTGGTTCGGGTGGCGGTGGCCTGTCTGCATCCGACAAGCTTGCATTGCAGAAGTGGCAGTATGAGAAAGCTCAGGACGCTGAAGAAAAGGCACGCCAACAGCGTTCGTACGATCTCATGATTCAGCAACTTCAGGATGGTTCGTACCGTGGAGATGTGGACGCAGCTTTGGCAAGGATCGGCAAGATGGATGCCGCATCAAAGACTGGTATTGAATCGATTTACGGCAATGTTTTGAAGAACATTGGTGCCGGATATGACACGGCATCCGGTTTGACAACCGGTGCATACAATGCGCTCACAGACTATTTGAACCGAAACCCGAACAACGCATTCGCTGGTTTGACCCAGCAGGTTACAGCACCCCAGGATCAGATGGCTCAGATGCTTGGTGCTTATGGTGTGTCGGCACCCGAGGTGGCGGCACAAATTCAGGCTGAACAACTTGCTGGGCAGCAGAGTGCTGGTGCGTTTAATACGCTTGCAGACTTCCTTGGAAGTGCAGCCCGTCAAGCCGACCTGTCACGTTTGGCTGAGGCTCAGGCTGCTGCGGCGTTTGCTGGCACTCAGTTGGGTCAGGAACGTGCGGCGTACGAGTCGCAGGCTTCCCGGTCACGTCAGGATGCTTTGACTGCTTTGGCTGAGCGTACCGCTCAAGCCCAGTTCGATCAGGAACAGGCTGCCGAAGCACAGCGACAGGCCATTATTAATGCCCTTGTTGCTGCTGGGGTGAACCCCAATCCGCCTAAGGCTCCGGCTGCCCCGGTTGCCCCAACCCCATTGACCAAGGATCAGGTTGCCGCATTCCAGCGTCAGCGTCTGGGCCTGGACTTTTAACGGTAACGATTTAGGTATTTGGTATGGATCCAAAGGTTTTAGCACAGATTGCCCAAATGTTTAGGGCAAACAAGCTTGGCGACCCCTCCAGCGCCGCCTTTGACCCGGTTCTCGCTTTGCTGACCGGAACCTATACGCCTAAGCAACAGTTCACTGAGGAACAGCTTTTTGAGCGTCTTGCGCCCACGATGCTGTATGCCGCTGCTGAAGGTGCCAATTCGCCTAGGGCGATTGCGGCTAGCCGTATCAAGGCTGGTGAGGCACCTTGGTCAATTGAGAATGACAAGGAACTTCGTGGAAACATCTCCCCGAAGGATTGGTCAAGGTTTGTTTCTGATCTTGCCAAGGAATCGCAGGCTGTTCGTGCAAAGATGCTCGATCTCAGTTTGGAGCAGGACCCGTTTGAAAAGCAGGGTCTTCGTGGACTGGATGCACAGTTCACTCCACAGGATGCATACAAGTATGCGCCAAAGCAGTTCGCAAAAATCTTTGAAGGTTTGGAAGAAGCACAAGCGGCCGAGGATGCGAAGCTGAAGAACATTCGAGCCGAGTTCGGTGGCGATGTTGTTTTGACGAAGCGTAGCGACATTTTGAGGAAGCTAACCGACATGGAGAAAACGAACCCTGCGGTGATTAAGCGTGCACGTGAGTTCAGTCCAACGAATTGGAAGAAAGAACTTGCCAAGTTTGCTAAGTTCTCTGCTGAAAGCAAGATGAAGAGCGGTGACTTTGACACTCTTGTGGACGTAGGTCAGA